CCCAACATCCAACAACACCTTGTAAGTAGAACCCCACTTCGTAGCCTTAGCCATTAGAAGCCTGACTCATACGCCTTGCCACCATTCAAACGTGATCGACGAGTCAACAAATCACTGATTGTTTCGGCAACCTCATCTGGACTAGACACCACACCAGCGTTCACATTGACCACCATCCCACCCCCAGCAGGATTCGCCATGAACCCAGTCGAGTTACCAGTGACCGTTGCAGGAATCGAAGCAGCAGCACCAGCCATCGGATTCGCAGCCACAACCTTCGGATACTTGTTGGCAATCTCACCAGCTTCCCTAATGGCTTCTTTGTATTTATCCAACGCCTCAGTCTCACGCTCAATCGCCTCAGCCACAGCATCAGTCGCATCAGCCTGCTTCTCCTTAGCCTCAGTCAACGCATCCGACAACTGCTTAAATATCTCAGAACCAACCGACGCACCAAAGATCACATCATTCAACAAACCAGTCGCCTTAGTCAAACCATCAGTCGCCTCAATCTGCGCATCAATAGCATCAGCACTCGACAACTTCGCCTCAGCCAACGCAATCTCAGCCTCACGAATCGACTGAGGAGTGGACTCAGGATCAGAACGAGCCTTCTTCAACGCCTCCTCAGCATCCTTGATAGCAAACAACGAACCCTCCACGTTGTACCCAGCTCGCTCCAAACCACGTTGAGCCTGAGCCAAATCGTTAGCAGCCTTCTTAGCCTGGGGACTATCAGCACCATACCCAGCCACAGCCTGATCCAACGCAGTCTGAGCATCAAGCAAATTGGTGTTCGCTTCAGTCAAAGATTTACCAGCCTTCACCGAAGCCTTCTGCGCAGCAGTGAACGCCTTCGATGCAGAGTTGCTCGACTTCAACGCATCCGTATATTCCTTCAACTTCTCCGTAGCATCCTTCACATTCTTAGCTGCACCACCAGTTCCCGTCCCTAATGCTTTGACCACAGGAACGAACTGTGTGACACTGTATGTCGCTGATCTGGTTGCTTGACCCATACGATCCAACGAGTCCGAGACATCCTTTGGCGGTTTGCCCATCTGAGCCAACTGCAACTGTGCAGCATAAACCTTGGCACGGAACCCATCAAACATTGCACCAGCACCAGCCAATGCCTCGTTGGTGGCATCTTGCACTTTGGACATGGCCACAGCAACAGCCAAAGATTTACCGGCACCAACGATGTTGCCTTGCAAACCGAATCCAAGTGCAGCTGCATCAGCGAGAATACGGACAGTCTTTGATAGATCGTGCGTGAAGTTGAGAAGGGCAACATACGAACCTTCAAGAACATTGACAGTCGTGATACCGAACTGTCCCATCGCTGCCACACCTGCTTCCAACGCAGGCACAAGACCCTTCTCACCAATCGTGTTAGCGAATGCCAACACACCAGGAACGATGTTGTCGTTGACAAACGTGACAAAAGTTTTGAAGTACGGCAATAAGACAACACCAAGTTCTGTAGCAGCATCACTCAACGAAGCCTTCAAGATACGCATCTGGTTAGCGAACCCACCAGAGGTTCTCTCAAAGTCACCTTGCGCAAGAGATGTATCTTTCAAAATCAACGCATAAGCAGCTTGAGTCTTGGCGTTAATATCTAGCGCACCTTTACCGTCATACAAACCAAGAGTCATAGCCTCTTGTTTCAATCTGGCATCATTGATCGCCACACCGAATCTCTTCAACGGTTCAGTTTCACCAGACAAACCTGAACGCAACGCCTGAATTGCATCCTCGATGCCGGTGTTGTTGAATGAAGCCAAGTCGGCTGCCAACCCAATTAACGTGGTTGACATCTCAGCTGCTTGACCTTTACCAGTACCGAATGCCTGCAACAAGTTTCCGAATGTTCCTGTGGCTTCCAACGCAGCCTGCTTCGTGATACCGAACGACCTTGCAGAAGTTTCAGCAAAGTCGTTGACAACCTTTGCTGAAGCACCGAACACAACATTGACTTTGGATTGTGATTCTTCCAAGTTGGATGCCATGCTGACCAACTTGAATGACGAAGCAGCTACTGCACCGAAGGCTGCTGTGCCAGCCACAGCCATAGTTTTGAATGACGGGAGGATTGAGGTTAGTTTGCTACCCATCCCACCAAGGTCATCGCCAACCCTCTTAATACCTTTGAGCGCACCACCAACATCAGAGATGAACTTGACAACGAATGTGCGTTCACCAGCCATGCACCAATTCTAGATGACATCCTGACTAGCCAAGCGCACGGCTTCACGGTACTCAGCAACCATCACACGGAAATCATCAGCCATTGTCTTCCACAACACATGACCTTCCAAATGTGAATACTGTGTCATCGGTTTGGCAGAATCCCACCAAGCATCATCCATCTCAACACGAACACTGCGCCTGCGTCGAGGTTGAGCCGATTGACGTGGTGACGATGGTGTTGGGTTTGGTGCAGGTTCGTAATCAAAGTCTGTGTCAATAAACTTGCCTGATTGTTCGTGGAACTCCCAAGGTTGATCTGGTGCATGTTGTGGAAGGTAGAAGATACGGGCAGGGTCTTTGGTTGCAGGGTCGCCTTGCAGGTTGAGTCGTTCGTGTAGTTCACCCCATATCGCTCGCCACAATCCTGCTGGTACACGCTCAGCCATCGGCAATACCAAGTGATAGTGAGGGTCATCTAGTCGATGCGAATATGTTGAATAGGCAAGATACTCAAACCCATCAAGGTTGGCATTGGCAAACGACTCACCGTCCATGTCAACCACCAACGCTTCAATGAACCGAACAGCAGTGTTGCCTCTAGTCCTACCTTGGTAGTACTCAACAGGCGACCACAACGCACCATCAGACTTGTTGGCATTCTCCTCATGGTGCATCAACCGCTCTTTGAGGTCATCCCAATTAGAGGCGAACGGCTTCGGCTGAACAGACTTAACCGAATCAAAATAGACAACCATGAACGCCTCCCTACCTACAGGGTAGCGAACCCACAGCCAAAGTCAATGATCTAAATGACCTTCATCGAATCACTCAACAAAGGCCCAGCACCAACACTCTCACGTTCTATTGCCTGCGCTGCTCCTTTAGCTGCCAAGCCATCCAAAACTTTCTGAATTGCACCCAAATAGGCATCAGCAATATCGCCTTTATGCTTACGCACAGACGGCCAAAAGAAGTAACCAGACTGTCCACGATGGCGAAGAAACTGGGTAGTCCTACCCCCACCCCTACGGAACATCTCAGTCCCAGCCCGAGACTTAGCCCCAGCCACAGTGAGGTTCCCTGATCCATGTGAACCACCACCGAACTCGGCACCAAAGAACACATCGCCTCTAGTCACTTTACGCTTGACCCTTCGACGGCTCTTAATGTTGTATGACGAACCGAACTTCCTTGAAGTTGATTGGAATACAGAGTTCTCCAACAGTTTGATTGTTGGCACACGGTCACTAGTTGCGACCATTCCTTTCATCACTTCCATAGCTTGGCGATTACGTGTCACTGAAGCTGCTTCAAACTTGGCTGCTACAACGAGCAACTCTGCTACTTGTTTTGATGCGATACGAGCGTACTTGTTGAACTCAGGATAAGACTTTGAAGCATCACGGAGATACTCGGTGATACCAAGAATCTGCACCGGTGCTTGAACTGGTGAATCATTCTGAATGTTTGAACGGAATGTTCCTGCACGACTTGTGCCTGGGTTTGGTCTTGCCATACACGAATACTACTTGCCTAGATGAATGGCTCTCCATCGAAGGTATGCCAACATGGTGAACAGCATTCGTGGTTCTTCTGCCAGCAACACTGAAGGTGCAATCCCTGTCTCGCAAGCGAGATACGAAATTACCCAGTGTGCTGACTGGTCTCCAAAGGGACGATCACTGCGTCTGCGCTATCTCCCACTTCGAGTGCTTCAATCTCTTCGCACCATGATTCAAAGTCCAAACCAGTTTTCTTCAACCGTTTCTCTGCATGCCATCCAAGGTATGCAAGATCAGTCAAGGTGAGTTCGGCTTCAAACTTGGCGACACTGCGATTGTATTTGTTTTCAAACGCAATGAAGTCAGGGAACGCAGCCATTATGGTTCGTTCTTTGCCATCTAATGCACTAGTCAAACTGAGTGCGATTTTCATTCTCTACCTCCGCAGGTAAGGGATTGGATTTATTGAAGAACTATGCGCCAGTGCCTGTCTTGGTGATTGCACCAGAGATTGGGAAACTGATTGACATAGTAGCGAGGTCGCCTATGGCACCTTTGACCATCTCATGAGCAGTCGGCAGAACCGAGAACGCATACTGTGGATTCGTGGACGAAGCAGCAGCAGTACCGTTCGGCTTCACTGTCATAGGTACAGCAGTACCAGCAGTGAATGCATCGAAGAACAA